GCACGCGGGTCTGCCGCGTGCCATCCACCACGCGGAGCCGCGCCGTGCCGTCATCCGGATGCGCGCGCCAGAAATGGTAGGCGACGCGCCGGCCGATCGCGTCGAACTCGATCCCCTGCCGCACCTCGTTGCCGTTGGGCAGGACGCGGTTGTCGTCCACCGGCAGCATCTCGGCGGCCAGCATCTGCAGCTGCAGCGGCACGGAAAGCCCATCCTCCGGCCGGCGCGGGCGCAGGCGGAAGAACACCTCGCCCGCGATGAACAGCTCGCGCGCCGCGCGGCGCTGCAGGCCGTAGAAATCGGTCAGCCCCTCCGCATCGGCTTCGTCGGTCCAGCGCAGGAAGGCCTGCGCCAGGTCCTTCTTCATCGTGGCGGAGCGGAGCTGCTTCCAGCTCGGGACGATGCCGGTGCCGACGATCTGCGCGGCGAAATACTCGCACGCATTGGCGACATAGGGGTTGTTGCGCACCAGGAAGCGGGCGCGCGCCAGGACGGTCGGGCCGCTGGCGCGGATCAGCTCGTTGACGTGCACGCGCGGCGGCTGGAACTTCACCAGCCGCCGGTCGCGCGCGCCGGCTTCCAGGCCCGGCGTGCCGCCGCCGATCGGGATGCGCGCGGCGCTCACAGGAACTTCTGTCCCGGCGTGTAGATCACGCGCACCGGCTTGCCGGCGGCGCCGCTGGCCTCGGCGATCTGGCGCTGCAGATCCGCCTTCAGGCGCAGCATGTCGGCCAGGGAATGGAACTCGACGGTGCGGCCCATATAGGTGCTGCGCCGCGCGCCGGTGGCGATGTTCGCCTCCAGCTCCGCCAGCCAGGCTTCGAGATCGGCGAGGGCGGCCACGTCAGCCCCACAGCCGCGTGCTGGGGATGTAGCGCGGGCGCGCGCGCACCGCCTGCACCACCGGCGGCGCCGGCATGGACGGCGGCGGCCGCCGCACCGTATCCGTCACGATCGCCGGCGGCTTGATGGCATCCGCGACCGCCGGGACCTCGGGCTTGACGATCATGCTGTTGGTCTCCCACGGCGCGGCCCAGGCAGGCGGCGACGCCCAGTTGATCTTGTGCGCGCCGTGCAGCCGGGCGATCACCTCGCAGCCGACCATCAGGTCCAGCGGCTCGTTGCGCGCCGTGGTGCTGGACGGCTTCCAGTTGCCGGTGGCCGGGTCGCGCTGCTCGGCGGCCAGGCCTTCGAGGAAGGCATGCGGCGGGCCGCCGGGCGTGAGCAGCGCGGCCGGGATGTGCACCGCGCCGACGGCCGGCGGCGCCACGGCGAGCTGCGCGGCCAGCGCGTCCTTGGCCTGGTTCGGGTTGAAGATCAGCAGCGGCACGTCGCCGCGCGTCTTGAGCTTGCGGTCGCTGCGCTGGCTGTTCGGATAGACCACCTGCACCCGCGCGGCGTTGCGCCCATTGCCGCCGCGCGTTGGGATCAGGTCCCAGGCGTCGCGCCCTTCGATCACCGCCAGCCGGCGCACCAGGCGCGCCTGGCGGCGGCGCTGCCAGGCCCCGAAGGCCTGTTCCGTCACGCCGGGCTGGCCATAGGCATCGAAGCCGGCGGCACGCACCCGCATGTGCCGGCCCGATCCGTCGGCCAGCGGGAAGGACGCCGTGGCCAGCAGGTTCAGCAGCGAATCCCAGCCCTCCGGGTCCACGGCGGGATCGCCGGGGATGATCAGGCGCTGGATGATCCAGCTTTCCGCGCCCTCGCCCCAGCCGCGCGCCAGCACCTCCCAGCGGTTCACCTGGGCGTCGGCCCACATCGTGATGAAGCGCACGCCCTCCGGCACGATGCCGAGCGGGCGATCCTCCACGCGCTCGGCCAGCGTTTGCGCGTCGATGCTGCCAAGCCGCGCGGGCGGCGCGTAGGGCAGGCCGCAGGTCTTGACCATGACCTGGTGCAGGCTGCGCCAGTCGCCGCTCGATCCCATCTCGCGCTCGGCCTGCGCGATGGCGCGGGCAATCCCGCCAAGCCCGCCCTTGGTGAAGGGCGACATGGTGCCCGTGATCCAGAAGCCCGCGGTGCGATTGGGCGTGCGCGCGCCGCTGACGGTGCCGTCCTCGGCGATGGTCTGGCCCTCGCAGATCCAGCGCGTGGGCCCGCGCAGCATGCGCCGGCGGGCGGCCTCGTCCAGGATGCAGCCATTCACCGGGCAGACCAGGTGCGCCGTCTCTTCCGCGCGCTCCGGGCTTGCGCCCTCCTCCCAGGACAGCGCCATGTGCCGCGGCGTGCCGGGGTTCGGGCTGGACCACGCGCCGCATTCCGGGCACTGCCACCAGAAGGTGCGGCGGTCGCTGCCGAGATAGACGCGCATGATGCCGCGCTGCTGCGCGATCGGCGCCGTCAGCGGCTTGCCGAGATCGGGGTGGGAGATCAGCAGCAGCGTGGAATGCGCGCCGGCCTCAAGCGCCGCCTGGCGCCGCGGATTGAGCAGCGCGAGCGGATCGCCGAGGCTGGGGTCGAAGGCGTCGAACTCGTCGGCGATAATGTGCTGGACGTGCTTGTTGACCAGCGTGGTCGCGGTGAAGGGCAGGAACTCGACGCGCCCGCGATGGAAGCGCTTGAAACTGGCGCTGTCGCGTCCGTGCCGCAGATGCCCGATCAGCGCCTCATGCGCTTCCAGCATGGGCTCGATGCGGCCTTTGACGTAGCTTTCGGCCAGCGGCTCCGTGGGCAGATACCACAGGATCGGCGCCGGATCGGCGTGGATGGCGTGCAGCAGCCGGTTTTCGGCCACCATGGTCTTGCCGCAGGCGCCGGGGCCGACGATGGCGACGGTATCCACACCCGGATCGGCCAGCGCCTCCATCGGCTCGGTCAGGTAGGGGGCGAGCGTGTCGTCCCATTTCTGCAACTGGCCACCATCGGCGGCGGGCACCCAGCGATGCGTGCGCGCGTGCTGCGCGACGGAGACCGGGCGGACCGGCTCGAACGCATCAATGACGGACAGCAGGAAGCGGGCGGCGGACTGGTATGGGATGTCACGCGGCGGCGGCGGGAGCCTCATCGTCCTCCGTCTCGGGCGCCTCGGGCGCGGCGGCTTCCGTCAGGTGCGTGCGCCAGGCGGCGTGCATCTCGCGCAGCCATTCCTCGATATCGTGGCGCAGCGCGGCGACCACCGCGCCGGGCAGGTTGTGCCGCGCCCCCCAGCGGCGCGGCAGCGTAAGGGCCGAGCTGCGCAGCCGGCCCAGCATCTCGGACAGGTGCGGCCGCACCTCCGCCACGCGCAGAAGCTGGCGGCGGGATTCGGCCAGCTCATCCGCCTGCCGGGCGACGCGGTAGAGCTGCGCCAGCTCGGCCGGGTCGATCTCGCGCCCATCGCCGGTGCGGGGCGGGCCGAAGGGCAGTTCGATCTGGCCCAGCAGCTCGGCGCGGCGGGCCTTCTCCGCCTCCTCCGCCTCGCGCCGCGCGGCGACGAAGGCGACGACGGCGTGCGGATCGAAGCGGTAGCTGACGCCGTTGGTGCCGCGGGCGAGGATGGGGAAGTCCTCCCATTTGGCGATCCAGTCGCGCAGCGTGGGTTTCGAGACGCCGAGCGTCTCGGCCATTTCCTCGAAATTGCAGGTCAGCGCCGGTTCGCCCGCCGTCCCGGCGGGTTTGGCGGCTTGCGGCGTCTCGGCCGCGGCGTCGGCCGCGGCGGCCATCATGCGGGCATAGTCACGCGCGCCGGCCTCGGCCTCCCGGCCCTCGCCGCGCAGGGCGCGGTCGAATGCGGCCTTGGCGACGGCGGCGCGGGCGGTGGCGCGCGCTTGGGCGATGGCGCGGCCGTGTCGCTCGCGCAGCTCCGCCAGCGTCAGGCCGAGCGATGCTGCGATTTGATGGTCGGGCACCGCGTAGGCGGCCAGCGCGCGCGCCTGCGCCTCGACATCCGCCGCGCCGGGCGGCAGCGGCGATTCGCTGGGCAAATCCATGATGTTCCTGCGACAATTCCTGTTCCCGGCAGTCAAAAAACACTTGCAATAGGCGCATTATGCGCCTATCTTGCTTTCATCGGCAGGGCAATCAGGCCCGCCAGGGAAGGGGATCGCCCCAATGACCAGCTCCAACCGCCAGATCCGCCCGGCCGCCTGGCGCTATGCGCAGGCGGTGTCGGTCATGCTCGGCGCCCGCGATGCGGGCGACTGGGCGGTTTGGCACGCCGCCGACCGCGTGGCCCGCGCGGTGCTGGCCGGCACCGCCGTGGACCGCGCGGATATCGAGATGGTGGAGCTGTCCCGGGACTGACGCTCGCGCCCGCGGGCCGCTCCGGCGGCCCGCATGGCGAGCGCCAGGCTCGGCCGCAGCGCATCCGGCGCGCGGCAGCAAGGGGACCTATCATGCAGACCGAGTTCATCGTCATGACCGCCAGCGCCCAGGTTTCCGGCAAGGCTCGGCGCTTCGGCCGCTACCGGGACGTGGCGGTTTGTGAGGTCGAGGCCGGCAAACGGCCCAAGATGATCTCCGAGCGCGCCCGCGGGATGGTGCGCATCATCACCGACAGCGGCCCCGTCTCTGAGGGCAAGACCGATCAGTGCGCCTATGCCCGCGCGCTGCGCGAGGCGACGGCGATGGCGCGCGACCTCAACCTGCTGGCCGCTCACGCGGCCGGCACGCGGCAGATCACCACGGCCGATGTGGTGGCCTGCAGGAATGAGGAGCTCCGGCGCCGCATGATCGAGGCCTGCGGCGGCATCGAGGCCGCGATGCAGGGTGCCCGGGAGATCCAGGCGGACCATGCGGGCCGCCTGATGGAGCTGCCGACAGCCGGCGAGCCGCTGCGCGCCGTCGTGGTGCGCTGCCCCTCGACCGGCGCCGTCTACTGGCTGCGCGTGCCGCCCAGCACCAAGACCGCGCATGAAGGCGTGGCCTGGACGTTCGGGCTGCCGGCGTCCGAGTATCGCCCCACCACCGAAGCCTGAGAGGAGATTGACATGACCATGATCCGACACGGCGACATCCTGCTGCGCCAGATCGCCGCACCGCCGGCCGACGTGGAGCTCGGCGCGCCAGGGGAACGCCTGGTGCTCGCAACGGGCGAGGCGACCGGCCACGCCCATGTCCTGACCGGCCTGGCGCGCACCGGCCTGCATCAGCGCCGCGCGCTGCTGCAGCTCCTGGAGCCGGGCGCCCTCACGCATGAGGAGCACAAGACCGTGCCGGTGCCGCCCGGCTGGTATGAGGTGATCCGCCAGCGCGTCTATGCGCCGGGCGGTCCGCTCCGGGTGGCCGACTGATGCGCCCCGCCGATCAACTGCCGCTGACGCGCGAGGAGTGGAGCCTCATCCTCGACGCGAACAACGGGCACCTGTGCATGCGGAACCCCGATGGCACGCCGATGCATTCCGCGCGGTTTGAGCTGCTGCCGAACATCGAGGACCACATCCGCCTCAATCGCGCTGATCGCTATCATGGCGTGCACGGGGATACGCTGATCACCAAGCTCGCCGCTTTCAGCGACGACGACTGGGACACGGTGATGGCTGTGGTCGAGGGGTTCTGGGAACTGAGCGACGATCCGTCCCGCTCTGTCATCCCCAGCCGCGCCGCGCCTCGACCCGATTGACCTCCGCCCCGCCATAGGCGCAAATTGCGCCTATGGCCCCTGCATCGACAAAACCCATGACCCCCGACGAGCTGCAGCGCTGCCTCGACGACATCGGCTGGAGCAGCCGGGGCCTGTCCGACCGGATCGGCGTGGCGGAAACCACCGTGCGCCGCTGGCGGTCGGGGCAGGCGGAAACGCCGCTGCCCATCGCGCATTGGCTGCGCCAGCTCGCCGCCGCCCATCGGCGCCTACCGCCGCCGGCGGCGCCCCCCAGGCCCGCCACCGGCCGCCCCCCGGGCGGCAACATCTTCGGCGGCGCTGGCACCGCCCTGCGGCGGCCCAGGGCACCCTAGCGGCCCGGCTGGCCGCCCTCCAGCACGGCCAGCCCATACCACATGCCCCGCTGGCCCAG